ATAATTAAGAAGTAAAGCAGTATCAACAGAACCATATATACTTGTACTGTCTTTTAATTTTTCTTCTGATATGAATAAAACGTATGCCATAATTTATTTATTTAATCTACCTTGATTTTTCATTCTTTTTGGTGGTATTGCTACTCTTTTGTCGTTCTTCTTAGCAGTAAATCCTTCACTTCTTGCTTTAGTATATCCTATTAAGTCAGCATCTTCTATCTTAGTAGTCTTAGACTCTCCTATTGTAGTCTTGTATATCTGACGTAACCAATAATGATGACAGTTACCTCCTCCTTTATAAAGCCATATTGAATATGTGTTAGCACCTCTCGGACCCCATCCTGGATTAACAGGTTTTTTACTCATATTAATTATATCCTCCTTACGATATACTTTCTTAACTCCCATCATTTGTCTGCAAAAATCCCTAGATTGCCCTGCGCCTCCTAAACCTTTTGTATAAACGTATCTTACCTTATAGATTGATTTATCTAATTGGCTGCTTCTGCTAGGAAATGACTTAATAACATCTGCTAACTTTCTAAGCTTGCTTTTTTTGTTATCTATTTCCTCAATCCATTCGTCTAAATCTCCGTTTTCATTTTTAAAAGCTCGCTCATCTACAAGTTCCCAATTTTCGTCAATCTCTTCGCCTTCTAGATGGTCAAGGATTTGCTCGCCTTCCTTATCTGAAAAATCTTTGTTTAATTCAACGCCTGTTTCCTCTTGTACTTGCTCCTCAGTCATTGCATTCTCTAAATCAACAAACTCCAAAGGCTTTAACGTTCTAAAGAATAGGTTTAAACTGATTCCGTTATAGGCTAGAATCTGCTCAAAAGCATCTAGCAATAATTCTTGCATTGGCGCAATTATCATGTTTGAAAAAAGCGCAAAAGAGTCTTTTAATTCATCGGCATTTGACGAGAATCCGTTGCTGCTTGCTATTCCGAATAAAAGCGGGCTAGTTACGTTGTGAGAAAGCATGATTTTTCTTAAACATTCCTCGCTAAGCGTAGAGTATAAGTCAGGCGCATCATTGACAGGCATCGCATCGACTGTCGTCTTGCTCTCTTGGTTGTTATTGAAGCTGACAATAACCTTGTCTCCTGTTGTTCCTGTAAGCTGAGAAAGCACCTTGTTTTTAATCATAAGCTGCTGCTCCTCAGCAGGGACTCCATTGTTGAAATTGACCACAGACCGACCTGAGAAACCTCTCTCGCATTCGTTTATGAGATACTCGCTAATATCCTCTTCTAAAACTGCGTAAGGAATACCGCCTGTATAATCTACTAAGGCGTAGTATTTCATTCCAACGCTGTAAGGCTTTACAAAAAATATTTCTTGAGGATCCTGGGAGCATCCGAAAGCGCTAATTCTTTTAGGTTCATATTTCTTTGTATCTGTCCAATCGTCAGAATAATAGTAACCTTCAATTTTTCCGTCTTCGTTGCACTTTTCAGCTCGCAATAATTGTACAGGTATATGATGAACCTGAGCAATCTTTTTTCTATCCTTTGTATAGATTACCTGCATTGCGCATTGGCCTAGTAATTTTATATCAGTACATAGATGCCTTACGCATTCTTTACTTAATAGCGCCATCATGTGAGCGTACTCATTAGGCTTTCTATTGGCATCTGTAGCTGATAAGCCTCTGCCATATACTAAGCGGATAACGTTGTTTATAATAGCGTTGTTTGTTGTGCTATTGGTGTATCTGTCGATGAGATACCCATAATAGTTATTGTCATCTCCGTACTCAACCCAATTGTCTCGCTTAGATTCTTTGATTACAGGAGCTTCATAACCTGATAGCTCTAATATGTGAACGTTGTTACTCATACATTATAAATTCATTTGTGCTGACGTTAGATATGTACTCGCCATCATTTACGGAATAATTAACTACAGGCGTTTGGTCAGTTACAAAGATTCTGTCTTTATGCACTACCGTTGCTCCGTTCCTAATTTCCAAAGTATAAAAGGTATCTTTAATAAGGCTAAAGGTTCCATTTACAAACGTTGCGTTTATGGTATCGTAATAATCTCCATTTACGCTGCTTGTAATTGTTATCTCAGTTTCTACATTAGTAGATTCGCCTCTGATAAATAAACCGTCATAGGTTTGGCTTCTAGGTATAAAGCTAAAACTCTGCTCTGTCAATATAGGCTGTAGTATTATCATGCTGTATATATAACTGATTTTGGTATTATTTGTTTCTTATTGGATCCTGGAAACAAAAAAAGCGCCTATCTCTAGACGCTTAATTACACATTATGAAAGGTAAGGAAACTTATACTGTTCCGTCGTTGATTAATGCAGGCCCTGCAGTATTCTCAAACAATGTTTTTAACTCCGCTTCGCTAGTTGCTAATAAGAAGTTCGCAGGTAGTTCCTCTTGCGCTGTGAACGTGAGCGAGTAGCCATTGAAGTCTCCAAGCGCCGCTCCGCTAGAAATTTCTCCCGCAGAGACGTCTGCGCCTTGGTCTAATCCCATTAAGAAAAATTGGTCTGTCATAGTCCTCACAATGATTCTTGGACGACCATACGCCAAAAGTTTCACATTCTTATGAGTTACAACGTCTTGCCTCTTTAATGCTGCCACTAAAGTTTGTTCAAAGAATGTTGTCCCATTGTCGCGACTAGAGTTGATAGCTGTCGTGAACGAATTGGCTGTACTCTTCAATTCGAATTTGTACATAGTAAGTTGAGTTGTATCGTCTACAGGAATCCAATCTGTAATTTCGTCAACGTTATCTCCTGTTCCGTAAGTTACATACGTTGGAGAGTCTGAATTTAGGTCTTCGTAATTGATTAGATACATGGCTTTTAATCCTGAAACGGAGTCCTTGCACTGTTCAATTCGACCTGCTGTGATATCACACGCCATTTTATTTAGTTTTTATGAATAAAAAAAGGCAGGCAATCTTACCCACCTTTTTCTAATTCTGATTAATTATTAAGAATAAACTACACAATCGTTAGCAATACCCACTTGAGCGCCACAAGACATACGCATTACAATTCTCACGTTGTCTGAGCCGTCGTATAAATGTACAGGAATTACCGCTGCCTCTTGGTGGTCTGAAAGGAGAGATGTTCCGAAATATAGGTTGCTAGTTTGAGCTGCTACCATGTTATCGTCTGCCAATCCGTTAGCAACAAATACAGGAATACCATCGAAAGATAATGCTCCGTTAGTGTACCATTGCGTTCCTTTGTTGTCTGTACCGTTAGCTCCAAGACCTGCTGCTGCAAATCCACCAAGTGCTCTTACGTAAGCTCTTGCAACGTTAGAAGCAACATACAATTTCAGATCCTCAGCTCCGTAAACCGTTGTAGGAATAGCGTCGACCACCTTGCCCATCTCATCGATGACGTTTGCTGCGTCTATACCTGCAACAACCTTAGCGATGTCCTGAGCTGCAGGAAGGCCTGCTGCATTTAAGATTGTAGTAATACCATCATAAGCATTTGCTCCTGCAACACCTGACCATAATAAAGTCTCGTTAGATGCGGCTACTTTAGAAGCAACATAACCTAGTAGGTAATCTTCAAAAGATGCAGGAATGTCTGCGAATGCAGATGCTCCCATCTCAGCCGCTGTCCATGAATTATGGAATTGAGAGCGACAAAGTTGTAGGTTTACTTGCATATCTTTAACCTGTAAAACAGATTCGCCCATAGTTACGGTACGAGTATCGTCAAAGTCGCAAGTTGCGTCAGTTAATAATGTGTTAGTATCCAAAGTCTGTAAAACTTCTTTGAATTTAACATTCTCTAAAACGGTAACTCCACCGTTTTCAATAGTTGGTGCGCTTAAAAGTGCTGCAGAGATGTATTTTCCTGCTGCTTTACCTGCATAGGTGTTTGGCGCAAAAGTTGGCTGATCTGCCATAATTTTTAGGTTTTAATTATTAATTATTTATTTAATTTTCTGTAAATTCTGTCTAGAGTAGTTTCTGTTCTATTCTGAGCGTACAAAATTCGCTCTGTTTCTTGTTTGTTCTCAGGATTAAAAGAGATAGGCTTTACTGCAGGATCCAATTCCTCTGCAGATAATTCCGTTTTTTCCTCAACTACTTCCTCAGTTACTTCCTCAACTTTAGAAAGTTTCTCAATCTGAGATTTTAGCTCTTCGTTTTCCTTCTTTAAAGATTCGATTTCTGCGAAGTAAGTTTCTTTGCTTACAGATTCAACTACCTTTTTAACAGGCTTGGCCTCTTCTGTTGCCATCTCTTCCTCTTTCTCTTCGTATTCCTTTTCTGCTTCCTCTTCAATAACTTCCTCTTCTGCTGCCTCTTCTTTGATTTCTGCAATGATGCCTTCCTCAGCAACTACTAAAATCATTCCATCCTCCATTTTGTAGTCTCCAATAGGTAACGGTATTCTTTGTTCGTCTTCTGTGATTATTACAACCTCAGCTTCTGCCTCAAAAGCATCTGCTTCGATAATTGTAACGCCATCTTCTAGCTTTCTTTGTTCAAGCTTTATCTCCATTCCGAGTAGCTCGCGTACTTTGTTAAGTAATGTTATTTCCTTCATTTTATTATTTGTTTCTAGGTATATAACTGATTTTTATTGTTTCTGTTGCAAATTGGTTTTAATTAGCCGCTATACAAGCAGCGCAATCAACGTAATTGACTACTGAATCAATATGCAATCCTGAGCCTGATATTGTTTCTGTAACGGTATAGCATCCATTGTGATTAGCATTAGCAAAATCAAAATAGTAAACGCTTCCTACAGTTAATTCTGTTCCGTGTATATGTACGTTGTG